AATAATTGATTCTCAAACAAACAAAATTGCAGGACAGGAATTAGTTATTAAGACGCTGAAAGAAACATCAAAGATTCCTGAAAAAGGGGGTGAAAAAGAAGAAAAAGGCCTTATTGATGAAAACGATCCTTATGCATCTGTTTTTAAAAAATTATCAGAAGAAATTAGTGGATTAAAAGAGGATCGTGTAGAGAAAACAAGAAATGTTTTTAAGGAAAACATAACTGATTTTATATCAAAAAAGCCTGATATGGTTAGATATGTTAAGGAAATGGATGCAATACTTATAGAGCATCCAACTATGGGAAAGGATATTCCTACATTATACAAAATGGCGAAAGACTTAAAAGAAGGGAGGGCTAAAGCACAAAAAGAAAAAAATGACGATTTAGATAGACAAGGTAATGCAGGTATGAGTACTACTGAAACGGGTGGAACAGCTTCGCATCTTACAAGGCAAGTTACGGCTGCAAAATCAATTGGCGAAGCATTTGATCTTGCAGAAAAAAATCTTAATAGGAGGTAAGCTATGGGAGCAGTAAGTTTGAGTTTAGATTATGGTACTCTACTTACTACGACAATGTTTAATTACAGGAACCAATTCTATGATAACATATTTAATTCAATTCCTGTATTTGTAATGTTGCGTAATAAGAAACGTACAGAACAAGGCGGCGAGAGAATTGCTATTCCATTGGTGTATTCAAAGAACAATACGTTCAAATCAATGACTGGATATGACCCAATTGACACAACTCCAGACGATTCTCTTACGACTGTATTTAGCAACTGGAAAGAATTCGCAGGCTCTATTTCGATCAGTCGCCGTGAAGAAAATGTAAATCGTGGTAAGTTCCAAATTATTAATATGTTGTCTGCAAAAACGCAGGTTGCGGAAATGTCTGCATCTGAGGGTCTTGCAATTCAGGTTGTTGGAACAATTGCAACAACTGATCCGACTCTTGACATTAGCCCGTTGTCTTATCTTGTGCAAAAAGATCCAACGGCTTCTAAGGCTGTGCAGGAGTTGAATCAATCAACCTATTCAATGTGGAGAAATCAGTATCGTGACGCAACTGCTGGTTCCGATACTACTTTTGCAGCGTTTCTGCGTGGTATGGAGAATCTTTATAATAAATGCAGTAAAGGGGGTGGTGCAGGTAAGAGAAGTACACCAAACTGGATTCCTTGTGATCAGGGTTATTATGAAACATATATTGCGGCTTGCCGTGATAAAACCCGTATTGTAAAATACGATGAAATGATTGCAAATCTTGGGTTTGGTGGTGCGAAGTTCAAAAATGCTGTTTTGACTTGGGATGAATTTATGCCCGACATTGAAACAGGTACGTCCGTTACTGGTGCTACTGTAGATACATATTCAAGATCGTATTATTCTGCATATTTCCTTAATACAGAATTTCTTGAGTATGTTGTCATGGCCGGTAGCGATCTTGATCTTGGGCCTTTTATTAAGCCCGAAAATCAAGTTGCGAGAACTGCCATTATTTATAATATGGCAAATCTGGTGTGTTCAAACCGTAGGAAACAAGGTGTTCATTTTAAAGTTCCTACAACCATCACTTCATAACTGGAGCATTAATTTGCGTTCTTAAGGAGGACAAATGATTATTCAACGTATCAATAGAACAAATCCTGAAAAAGCTTTTATTGTTGTTCGGAATGATAGTGCGGCTGCTTTTGTAAAAGGTTGGCCGGTAGTGTTTAAATTCGATGCAACCAGAGATGGTCTTGATGTAGAAGATTGCAACACTGGTACTGCTGCAAAGAATCATTTAATTGCTGGTATTGTTGATACTGCGCTTGCTGCGTCTGCTTATGGTCTTGCACAATGTTATGGTGTAAGAACAGATGCAGTAATTTTGAAGTGCGGAACTACAACTGCTAAAAATGCAGCGATTGGTGATGCGCTTGTTCTACACACAGCTTCAAGTATTCTTTCAGGTGTAGCTGCTGGTGCGGTAAGTGCGTATCTTGCAGGAATGGTAATGGGAGAAACTATGGCTTCTTCTTCAGCGGTAGTTACTACTACTGGAATTATATTTCTCCGATTAATGTAGGAGCTTTGCTATGAATATTGAACATGAAGTTGATTTGAATATTGACTATGAAAAAAGATTAGCAAAATTTAAAAAGTATCAAAAAGATGGAGTTGATATTGCGTTTAGATGTTATAGCTGCGGTAAGATTGTGTTGCAAACGGATATACTTTACGGAATATGCTGTAGGAGATGCGGAAGACGTAAAGTATATCCAATTACTGCTGATTTAACATGGTTCGGACTTATGTGGTGCTTGTTTTGGAATTGGTATTATGATAAAATTAGACAATATAAAAGAACAGTTGAGTTGCTATAATAAAGTAATTGTTACAGGGCCAATTCGTGCTGGAACAACTATTTCTGCTAAGATTATAGCACATGAGCTTGGTTATAAGTTTATAGATGAATCTTGGTATGATGGTAACAACCAAACAAAATTTTTAAATTTATTCAGAATAAACAGAAAGATGGTAATTCATACAACAGCTTTTTTGCGTGATTTACATACGGTTGCAAGTTTGCTTGACCTTGGCAATATTCCAGTAGTTTTAGTAAAGAGAGACATAAAAGATATTTTAGAATCGTATGAAAATACCAAAAAATTTACAGTTAGCGTTATGTGTGAAAAAGGTCTATATATAAACATAGACGAACATGCAAAAAGTGAAATATTAAAGCATTACGGACACGAAGAAGGTTGTATTCCAGAAATAACTTATAATCATTTTTATACTTATGTTTATAAGTTTAATAAAGAAAAATTGTTTTATATTAATTATAAAGATTTAAAAAATCATAAATTATTTATTAAAAAGGAGGATAGAAGAAAAAATTTTGTCCATATAAAACAAGTTGATAATGATCCTAATAATCTGAGAGGAATAATGGTGATATAATGACTGAACAATTGATTGGAAAATTTGGCGAAGGTAAACGAGTAGCAGTACTTGCTATTTGTAGTTTATCAACAGTAAATAATAAAGTATATGCTACGCACATGCAATTTGCATATAAACTGGCAAAGGATAACCCCGATTTTCAATTCATTCTATTTACTCCATATAGAATGACAATAGCTAATTTTAGGAACATGGCAGCAAGGGCAGCTTTAGAAAGTGAAGCTGAATATTTAATGTTTATCGACGACGATGCAGTATTGGTAAATTGTCCAAGTCTATTTAAAAGTCTTTTAGAAAAAATAGATAAAGATGAAAATAAACATATAGTAATGCCAGTTGTCTATGTTCGTGGTTATCCTTTTAATCCTATGTTTTTTAATTGGGTTGATGATAAGGACTTAGTTGAAAATGCAAGAGGTCTTGATTTTTATGTAGACTGGAAAGAACAACCAGTCGATGAAAACAAGATGCTTAGAGTAGGTGCAATTGGTTGTCATACCTGTTTAATAAAAACAGAAGTGTTTAAAGTAATTGAAGAACCATTTTTTCTTACCGGAATGTATAATACAGAAGATGTTTATTTTTGTATGAAATGTCATGATTACATAGAAAACATAGGAATATTTGTAGCAACCGATATTACTGTTGCACATCTACTTGATCCATTATATGTAGATAATACAAATGTTGAAATTTTAAAAGAAATGTATGAAAAGCTTGATATGACAGCAAATCTCCATATAGCAGAATTTCTTAATCAGCAAGGTTCCATTAAGTCAGAGATTGAAGAAATGGGAGAGGAGTTTGAGAAATGAAATGGATATGTGGATGCTGTCATATAGAAGAAGGAGAATTACATAAAGAAGATTGTGAGTATTATTTTGAAAACAAAAGTATTAATTCAATTGTAGAAGAAAAGGGTTTTAATCCAGATAAACTTCGTTTAAATTTGGGTGGTGGTAACGTAAGGTATTCTAATTGTATAAACCTTGAACTCGAACCGCATAAAGATGTAGATGCAGATATATATGGTGATGTTACTAAAGGATTATTGTTTATTGAAAATGGAATATTTTCAGAAGTATTAATGATTCATGTAATTGAACACATACAAAGAAAGTTTCATGGTAGAGTCCTTGGTGAAATTTGGAGGATTTTAAAGCCCAATGGAAGATTAATAATGGGTTATCCAGATGCAATTGAAAATATGAAAAGATTTATTGACAATAAATATGGTGGTAGGTGGAGATTGTATCATAATTGTATCTTTGGCAGACAAGCAAGAAATGGTGATTTTCACGTTACGGCAATCGAAAGACAAGATATAACAGATCGTTTAATTAGTGCAGGGTTTGTAGATATTAATTATATGCAAAATTCAATAAATGTTACAATAATTGCACATAAGGGTGAAGCCCTAAAGGAGTACTTATGAAATTTGAAAGAACTATAATATTTGCAAAAGAAGGTGGTAAGTTAAAGAGAATTGGATGGGATTTACTTAGTGTTGAAGGTATGCCATTTATGGCATCTCCAATGCCCGTAGCTGCAAATATGTTTGGAGATACATTAACTACAACCGTTTCAAATGATATTGAAGACATGCTTTATGACGAAAATCAAAATAATTTAATTGACGAAGTTGTAAAGATTGAATTTTTTGAATCAGAAGCAGATTTTATTTCAAGGTTTGAAGGAGCATTTGGCTATTATACATCTGACCCAAGTGGCGAATTTGGGTATCCGAGGCTTTAAATATGAGAACTTTCTTACAGTTGCAAGAAGAAGTACTTCAGAAGCTTAAAGAAGAAGGTGGTGGATTCTGGATAAGACAAGATGTTAAAGATGCTATTAATGAAACATATATATTTATAGCAGATGAAACTTTTTGTTTTAGATTGATTCATATAATTGAAATAAAAGCCGCTATAAGAACCTATAAGCTTCCTGAAAATTATATTCTTGGATCACTTGATCGTGTTGAATTTAACCAAAAAATTATATTTCCAAAAAGCGCATCAGAACTTGATTCATATTCATTAACTTGGAGAAATATTTCTGGAAGTAATATACAGCATTATCTTCCACCGGGGGATATTTGCGGCAACGATGAAATATCTGTATATCCATTACCAGATACAGATGGAACTTTCTATAATCTTGCATCAACGTCAAAAGATTATGGTGTAATTGTTGCCGTTGGCGATGATTCATATGAGGAGTTTACAGAAGAAAATGGAATCATTGTTGGAACAGACGGTGAAGCTGCATTTGAACAAGCAGATGGTATTGTATTAGACATACAAGACCCAACAGATAATCTTAGAATCTTCGGGGCAAAATATCCTAAAAGACTTTTTAATGACGATGAAGCATTTTTATATCCATTAACGTATAATCCACAAAATGTTATTACTGATGGATCAATGGCTGTATTGTTAGCGAAAGAAGGAGAGGGTAAGGATATTATAAAAGCAAGTTATTACAATAAAAGATTTCGTGAAAAATTATTAAGATTCCAAAAACCAAAGATCAAACGTATGCATAGTATTGGAAGTATTTCAGATGTGGCAAGTGTAAATTTTAATCTTGGAGAACATTATCCTGTATATATGCGGAGATAAAATATGCCAACTTTTTATAAGGGCAAGATAGGATTTGAAGATGTTGAATTTGGTGTAGGGACATTTTTAAGATATGATTCTGGTTTAAATGCAGTACAAAGGAACCAGATAAATAGAAGTAATATTCCAAGGAAAGTTATTGCAAAAACAGCAAGCTATTCAATATCTAATTTAATTGGTGAATATATTTTTACCAATGAAGGTGCAGCAGGTGCAATTACATTTTCACTACCACCTGCAATTGCCGGTATGGGGAAATATTATTTTATTGTTATCGAAGCACAGAATATAATTATAGACCCTAATGGTGTTGAGTATTTTCGTGATTGTGCAGCGGGTAAATACAAGGTATCTGCTATTGCGGGAAACAGGCTTGTTGTATGGTGCGATACAAATGGAATATGGGAATGGGATTATGACTTAGTTTCTGGAGATTGGACTAATGAAGCGTGATATAAAAGTATATTTTCATCTTGGACTCAATACAAGAGTTCCACCTAAGAAGCTGAAAGATGGAGAGTGTAGTATTGCACAAGATGTTTGTTTCGATGAAATTGGTCATATACAATCACGGAAATTCAAAAACAGACATTTAGATTTAGGTAATACAGTTAGATCAATATATCCATATTCAAACTTATTTATAAATGTAAATGGCAAACTCTACAATGGAACAAGGCTTCTTGGTTCTGGTTATGGCTCTATTCCATTTCAATGTGTGGAATATAATGGTGTTTTATATGGAGTCAATGGATTAAGACAAATAAGATATAATGGTATAAATTTATTTAATATAGGAAACATTGCTCCAACTATACAACCATACATAACCGATCCATCAATTGCTGGCCTTTTAGTTGGTACATATTATTATAAATATACATACGAAGATCAATATGGATTAGAATCAAACGCTTCTCCAGTTTCAAATGGTGTTGTGCTTGCAACAGAAAAAATGAATGTTTCTGTTCAACCAAGTGCCTCAGATAAGGTTACATATATAAATATATATCGCACAGGTGGAGTATTAACGGATTATTATTTTGTAGATAGAGTATTAAATTCTGCTGCACTTGCAGCTATTGCATTGACAAATCTTGATGATGATGTTCCAACTGGCGGGGATCAAAGCGAAGGTGTATTTACTGATGGTATATTTGTATATGTTACAGAAAATGCCAGCGGAATAAGTACATATAATGTTAGTGCTGATGGTGTATTAACTAAATTATTTACACTTGATACTGGTGGCTCTTTCTATGGAGTGTGGGGAGACGGAAAATTCTTATATGTTGCAAATGGAAATTCAGGTCTTAAATCATATTCTATAGCTACAAGTGGACAATTGACATATGTAAGTGTTGTTGACAAAGGTAGTAATTGTATTAATGTATGGGGTGATGGTAAGTTTGTATATTCCACATATTATGGTCTTGGAGTTGTTTCACATTCTGTAGATGCTAATGGAGTATTAACATTTATTGATAAATATGAAGCAGGAGTACCTGGCGCACATGATGTTTGTGGAGATGGAAAATTTATATATGTTGCAGCAGGAGATGAAGGTGTTCATTCGTTTTCTGTCGATGGTAGTGGTTTTTTTACACACATAGACGGAAAAGACGATATTGCTTTTGAAAATTATTGGAGTATATATTGTGATGGTAACTTTATATATTGTGGTGGTTCGGCAGGTACGGTTCTTGTGTATTCAGTTAATGAAACTGGAATATTAACACTTGTTGATTCTGATGTTCAAGGTGTTAATGCTGCAAATAAAATTTGGGGAGATGGCAATTTTATATATGTTGCAAAAGCTGATGGTTTTATTTATATGTATTCTGTTGATGTAAGTGGTATATTAACGCTTGTTGATTCAGATGATACTACTGAAGAAGTTACTGGTGTATATGGAGATGGTAATTTTGTATATCTATCAAATCATAGTCTTGGATTAAAAAGCTATGTTATAGGCTACACATATCTTGACAACATAGCCGATTCAGCATTAACAACTTTATTCGATGCAAACAACAATGCTCCAGCACCTAACAACATGCATTATTTAACTGAACATTATGAAAGATTAATAGGTGTAAGAACAATAGATTATCCTAATGATATAAATTATACTGGTGAATATAATCCTGAATATTGGGGTAATAATTTAAACCAACAATATTTACTTG